CCTCCGGCGCTGCACATCGGAAAGGACCTCGCCGTCATTGTAACGCCTGGTCGTACCGTCAGTCATATGCCTCACTCCTATCCAAGAGCGAAACCCTGTCAGCTCAATTAGGGGGCCACCTCAGTGTCCTTTACCGCATCAACGGCGTTCTGTGCGTTGTCCACGACGACCTTGGCAGGTTGTCCCGCAACAAGGGTGCCTTCTGGCGCGCCGACAGTTGCGTAGTTCTCGGGCTTGCCGAGACCTGTGACGCCATCCCAGAGTGACGTTTGACCCGCACGTCCGGTGATCTTGTTGAGCAGATTCTGTAGCGTGGTTTCATACTGCGCCCACTGCGCGAGGTAGGTTGCCCTATCGACTGGTGTGTTGGCGCTGTTGTCGTAGATGCTGGGCGTCAGGCCGGTGACGTATGCCTCAACACTGTGCCATGCGGCATCGTAGGCGTTCCATTCGGCCTGGACGTTGTATGCACCATATTCGCCTTGCAGCTTTGTGTGGCGGATGCGCTCGGCTTCAAGGCGGTCGATAACGCGGCGCTTGTCCGAACGGTCGAGGATGCCGTCTGCCAGCATCGCGTCGATTTCAGCTTTCGCGGCGGCGGCGTCCGCGCTTGCTTGGTCTGCCTGCTCTTTGAGGTCTTCCAAGACCTCGTCGGCGGCAACGATCTTGCCCTCCAACTCGATCAGCTTGGGCGAGATGTCGCTTTCGCTGTGGACGGTCCAGCAACGCTCGTAACCAACTTCCACCTTCCAGGTCGGATCGGTGACGTTGAGTTCGTTGATGGTCTGGACGAGAGGTTCAGCCGTGCGATCGACACGCAGGTCGGTTGGAGCCTTTGCAACGCGATGACGGCCGCACTGCCAAACGCCGCTCTTGTCTGGGAAAATGTAGCCGCCCGCATCGAGCGCGGCTTGCTTGGCTGCATCCGCGACGGTGATCTGATCGGTAGCGTAGAACGACCACTGGAAGTCCAGCGCGCTCATGTCGCCAATTCGTTGCGGAGAAACACCAGCGGACTGGAGCAACATGGGAACGATGCCCGCGACGGTCATGGGTGCGACGCCGTTTAGGGAGCCTCCCAACACATCGGCGGTCAGCTTCTTGTCGGGGCGTCCACCAAGGCGGAACATGCCCAGGGCTTTGCAGGTAATCCACTCAGCGGGGACGAGGGTAGCAGCGGCCAAGTCGGCCCACGTGGCTACGTCGCCCTTGCTCGGCACTAGTGCCTGCGCGAATTCATAAACTCGGGGAATGTCGGCAACGGATCCGTAGCCATGGACCTGATACACGAGCAGCGCGGTATCGACCTCGACGGGTGATACCATGCGCGCGTTGCCCAGGCAGTAAGGCTTGAGTGCCCCGCGCTTGCCCTCAGAACCCTCAGGACCACCAGTGCCCGCGTAACGCTTGCTGAGCAGCGGCTGGTCTAGCTGACCCTCTACGGTGCGGAGAGCAAGCTCAGCGGTGGTGCCTGTGCGGGCAAGGCCCGACAGGGTGCCGGTGAACCACTGGCGGTATTCGGCAAAGGGCTTGCTGGTCTCGCCAATCCAGAGAGTGACGGTTGCGCCTACCCAGGATAGCTTGTTCCACTCGCGATTGCCGTAACGCTGTCCGATACGGAAGTTCACGCTGCCCATGCTGATCGTCATGGGTCCGATTTCGCCGCAGCCTGCGCTGATCGCGAAATTGGGTGTCGGAACCGAGGTGATTACGGGCAACCATTCGACGCCATCGACTTGAACGCCGTCACTGAGGACGGCTGCGAGGCTCATTCGGATTGTAGTTGGGACGCCGTTGTCGAGGGGCGATGCCTCCAGCAAGATGTTAAGGGCCATGCCAATACTTATCGGCGTGGCCGGAGCCCCGTCGGGCTGCTAGGAGCGCGCCCAATCTAAAACGGGACGTGCAGACAATGAAGGCGAGCGAGCCGCGCTCAACGTGGCGGCAAAATCTGATCGAGGCAGCTATTGGTGCGGCGGTTGCAACCGTTGTGTCCATTCTGGTCGTTGGACTGCTTAGGTCCGCGATTAAGCCTTCTGACGCGCTCGCATTCTTGGGTGCGGCTGTTGGTGCAGGGCTTGCTGTTCTCGGGGCGCTATGGGTGGAGCGTTGGAAACGGCAGGAGCAGGATCGACGGCAACAGGCAGTGCTTGTCGATGTGCTGTTCGAGTTTCGTGAGTTGGTTTGTCAGGCGACCAACCGGGAGGAGCCGACAAAGGAGATACCCGCCGACATCAACCAGCGGTTCAACCTCCGTGGTAGGTTCATTGAAGAGACGGCTGCAATGGCCGAGACGCTGGAGCGTCAGCTGACTACCTTCGACCCGCCCAGCGGCATGATCCTTCGGACTGCTGTTCGCCTGCGCCGAGAGTTGCAGAAGCAGGAGTTCATGCGTGACCCGGAGGGGTATCGGATGTCGCACAATGAGAACCGTCTGGCCTTCATCCCAACCTACTATGGTTTGGCGAAAGCCCACGGGCCGGTGATACTAGAGGCAATCGACAACCTCGTTGGTGCGCTGCACTCCTACGGTATCGGGAAGATCGACTTGGAAGCAGGTGAGCGCAAGCCGAACCCGCCAATCGAAATCATGTAACTCAGACCTCGAACAGGGTCATCTCCACGCGGAAACGCTCGCTAGTAACATCCACAGTTTTGGGATCATCGGCATTGCGGACGAGTGCGGCTTCAACCTGGATGCCGTCGCTCTCCGTCTGCGGGATGAACAGGAATGCGTTGTGCTTGCCCATGTTGAACAGGAAGGGCGACCACTCCCTGTAGAAGCTATCGCGAGCGATGTTGCCCACGTTGGCCTGCCACTTGAGACGAGTGCGAGCCTCGCCAACAGTCGTCCAACCGGGACCGTCATCAACGGTGGAGCCGCTGGTCGGGGTCTTTTGGGCATTGTTGTCGATGCCATCAACCTCGATGCGCTTGCCGACGATCACGCGGCTTACCTCAACCGTGCCGGTGCCACCGGATTGCAGGTCCACACGGACGTAACGCGCGGTGTAGGTCGAGGGCAGGGGAATGTAGGAGATTGCCTTGCCGACTGGCGGGATACCGCTCCAAGCTGGAACGGTCACGTCGAGCACGACGCCGCCACTCATGTCCAATGCAGAGCCGACGCGAACGCGAATGGTCTGGTCCGAGGTCAGGTTGTTCCCGATTGCTGCAACCGAGTTGAACGCCGCGCCTCCCATGTCGAAGGTGAGGCTCAGCGTTCCGGGTGCGCGGGCGACGAGGCCTGGTTCATCGAGCAGCACGCGGGACGCAGGCGCGTTCGCATCCGCATTGTTGGCGACGATGGTTGCGGGCAGGGCGGGGAGGAATACCGCGCTCATTAGCGAACCCTCAGGACGCTGATGCCGGTGTTCAGGTCCACGTTGGCTACCTCAAAGGCCGTGAACGTCTCGCCGTTCAGGCCATCGGCAGGGCTGTAGATGTTGAAGCTGGGAGGTGCGCCAATGAAGTCATCGGGCAGATACAGCTTCTCGATCTCCAACTCGAAAACCCGCGTCGTGTCGCCAGCCGCCAACTCCTCGTCCACGCGGCGCAGCGCGCCTGCCATGTCCAAGTTGGTCACGATGTTGAGGATGCGCGCGTTGGAGAACTTCGCCTTGGTGTCGAGGTTTGACTTCTCCAGAGTGCGGTAGGAGTTGGTGACGAATGCAAGTTGACTGTCCATGCTCTACTTACCAGTCTGCCACTAGACGCGCGTTATAGACCTGCAATCCATCGTCATTGCTGTAACCCAGCTTCGCGCTCAGGATGTTGTTCTGCTGCGCCAGTAGGACGTTCTGCTGCGCCAACAGATCGTTGGTCGTCTGCTGTCCAGCATTGTAGGCGTCCGTCTGGGCCTGCACCGCACTCACCACGTTGCCGTTGATACCGGCAGCGGAGTTGAAGTAGTTGGTCGCGTTATCCAGTGCGCCAGTAGTCGTGTTCTTCAATAGCGATACGATGTCCTGGTAGTCCTTGGTGTTAGTGCCGTAGACGTTGCCAGCCTTGCTGATGATCTCGCTCGCGAGGTCTGTGTAGGCGGTCTGGTCAACCGTCTTGCCTGCTGCAATGTCGGCCTGATATTGGCTCAGCTTGGACAGGTTGGTAGTCAGCTGCGAATAATCGGAGACGCCACCGGCATCACCGTTCAGCTGATTGAGAATGTCCTGGAAGCCCGATACCTGCTCCTTGAGAGCCGCGTTGAGCTTCTTGCTGCGGTAATCCTCGAACTTGGCCATGTCCTCCGTTCCAGCACCAACCTGGAGCATGGTGGCCTTGAGAGCGTCGAGCGGCTTGATGATGCCTTCAACGGCTGCGCCGACGGGGTCGATCAGGCTCTTGTAGTCCTGCATCGCGGAGGTCCAGTCCTTGGCAAACTGCACGGCGGCGTCTGCGCCCAGCGAACTGAGAGCACGCTGGATGATCGGAGCAAGCCCGGTGATCGCACCATCCTTGATGGCGTTCTCGACCGCATAAGCGATTGCCGCCTCCATGCCGTCCTTGCCGAAGTCGTGCAGGCCGTTTTTGGCTGCGCCCTTGAACTTGAGCGAACCGCTGTAGGCGTCATCACGAACGCGCCACTTGCCGTCATACTGGCCAATGGCAACGCTGTAGTTTCCTACCTTGCCGCCCAGCTGCGCTGCCAAATCTGCAAGGCTCTGCTGCACCGAACCAGCTGCGCCGCTTGCCGCTGCCTTCTGTGCGCTGCCACGACCGGACACAACTGCATCGCCTGCGCCTGTGAGGGACGCGGTGCCATACTTGGTCTTCTTGAGCAGGCCACCGATGAGGCCGCCGCCGATGCTGCCGATGATCGAACCGATTGGGCCACCAACCAAGCTGCCCAGGCTTCCACCAATCTGTGCGCCCAGCTTGCTCGACTTGATGCCGAGCGACTTCATCAGGCCGTCAGCCGCCGTGCCCATCTCCATACCGGCACCGGCCTTGGCGAGGCCCCTACCCAGGATGGATGCAAAGCCGCCCTGACCTGGATCGGTGAACATCTTCTTGAAGTCGCCGAAACCGGTGCTCAGGCTCTTGAGGGGATCGGAAAGCGCGCCCGTGAGACCCGAAGCGTTTGTGCGGCCCTGCTCGTTGTAACCCTCTTCGACTTTGCCTCCGAACAGCTTGCTGATGCCGCCGAACAGGCTGGAATCGCTGCTGGTGCCCTGAGAACGCAGGCTCTGTAGGACTTTCGCGAAACCCTGGATTGCCTCACCGAACTTACCCGAGAAGTTCTGTGCAATCTGGTCGATGGCGTCGATCCACCGCGTCTTGAAGTGCGTGGTTGCGTCCGTGGCTGCGTTGCTGATGCCTTTGATAGCTTCCTGGTATGCCTTCTCGACACCGGGCTTACCGCTGTTTTCCTTGTAGTAGGCGTCTGCCGCTTTTCGCTTTTCACCCAGATCATCCAGCGTCTTTTGTAGACCTGCTGACGGGCTGTATTCCTCAAGGACGCCCTTACCAGTTTCAATGAGTTGCTTATACTTGGCGCGTTGATCGTCCAGTCCCTTGTTTTGGTCTGCGATAGCTTGCGCGTCCGCGAGGTCTGTTCGCAGCTTGGCTTCTGCCGACTGGTATGCGGCGTCTTGTAGGTTTACACCGGCCTTCTGCGCGTCGGTGCGGAACTTGATTACACCCTTCTCGATTTCCAGCTGAGAGTCGGTGAGGCCACGACGCTTGCCATCGAGTAGGGCCTGTTGTTCAGCGAGGTCCAACTTGCGCTGTTCAGCCGATAGAAGCGCATCACTCAGGAACTTGCTGGTGCGCTGCGTCTGGAGGGCGTTGTTGATGCGCTCCTTTTCTTGATCGGTGATTGCGCGACCGGTGAGGCGCTGGAACTCCAGCTGCTTCGCGGTATCTGCACTTGTGGTGGCGAGATTCTTACCGGCACTGGCGGCGGCGCTCAGTGCGTCATAGGTTGCCTTCGCATCCTTGCTGTCGCCCTCCAGCTTCTTCCAGAAGTCGTCGATTTTCTCTGCGAGCTTTTCAGCCTCGCTCTTGCCGCCCTTCTTGTCCTTACCACCCGCCTTGTCCGGCTTTGCGTCGAACCCGGCGTCCAGCTTGGGCTTGGTGCGGTTGCGGCCTAGCAGGCGACTGATTGCAGCATCTGCACCCTTTTCGTCGCCGTAAACTGCCTCTGCGCCCTTCCAAACGGCACCGCCCGCCTTCTGCGTGCTGACCATCTGTGGCTTGTTGAAGAGGGCAACGCCCTTCTTCCAGTCGCCGGTCAGGAAGGCCATGATGCCCGCACCCATGTCGCGGAACATCTTCATGATGTCGGAGACTGCGACCTGAAACAGCTTGGGCATCTCGCCCACAACGAACTTCACCGCGCGCAGAATGCCCACGATGCTGTTGCTCCAGCTGCGTCCGCCTTCCGCAAAGCCCGCCGTTAGGTCGCCCAGGAGTGATCCAAAGGACGAGCGCCACATCTCTGTGATGCTACCAACAAGGTTGCCGATGAAGCCCATGACAGAGCCGATGACGTTGCCGAGAACCTGCGCGCCCTCGCCAACGAGGTTGAACGCAACAGTGAGGCCGTCCATCAGCGTGATGGTTGAACCGGCACTATCAAAGCCAGCCCACATCCTCCCCAGGCCGTTGAGGACGTTGCCGACACCCTGGATGATGCCACCGAACAGGTTGCCGATCGACGCCATCAACGGAGTGATTGCGGCAATGCCGTTCGCAACTGACTTAGCGATTTCCTTGATTGCGCCACCTAGTGCGCCACCACCGATCGCGGAAAGCATCTGCTGAGCGGCGTCACCGACGTTGGAGAATGCGCCCTTTAGCGTGTCCATCTGCTTGGCCATCGCGCCGCCAAAGGTCGTGTTACCGATCTTCTCCAGATACTTGGTGATCTCGGCGCTGTTTTTGCCAACCGTGGTGCTGATGCCCTGGAAGGTGAACTTGACCTTATCGCCCTCAGTCTTCGACTTGATGCCGAATTCCTTGAGGCGTTCAAACTCACCAGTGGAGGCGTCCGCGACCGCCTCAATCATCTGGTTGAGGCTCTTGCCCATGGCTGCGGCAGTGTTGCCGAAGCTGGTCAGTCGGCTCTCTGTAGCCGCAAGACCGAGCATCCTGAGTTTTGTGAATGCAGCAATGGACTGGCCAAGATCGAAAGGCGTCTTAGCCGCGAACTGAACGAGGGCGGCGTAGCTTTCCTGCGCCTTGCTGCTGGACTTTGTGACCGTCTCTAGCTGCGCCATCCACTGCTGGGTCTGCGCTGCTGCCTGGACAGCCGCGACACCGATAGCGCCAATGGCGATTGCTACGGTTCCCGCGATTGCACCCACCGGGCCAAGGCGCGAGAGGTTCGAGACGAGCCCGCCGACCTCAGGAATGGCGGATGCAGACTTGCTGCCGATCTCTTCAAGGACTTTGCCAAGCGTGCCACCATCGTTGGCGGCCTTCTTCACGCTCTGACCAACACGAGCGAAGCTGCCCGCCATGTTGTCGTTGGACGCACCCACGCGCTGACCACGCGAGATGATGCTATCCAGAGCGCGGTTTACGTCATTAGCACCACGAGTGGCACCAGCGGGGTTGATGACGACATCAATTGCGGCGGCAAGGCTACTATCCATGCCAATACTTATCGGTGCCGCTTACTTGGACCGCTTCGCTGCCTTCGCCGCCTGACTTTTCATGTATGCTGCATCGACTGCTCTGATGACGTGCTCAAAGGCCTCTTGCTCAAGCAAGTCCATTTCTAGTCGCTCTGCAAACCAAACGATCTTGTCGCTGGGGATCGGACCGGAAGCCATGCCGATCTGGCGCATGGTCCCGAGTTCGTTAAAGCATTGGAGGTAGAACAGTCCGGTATGGGATAGCTTGGGACCCGCCTCGACTAGAGCCTGCGCCCATTGGGCTCCTGCGGCGGCGCAGTCGATAAAGTCGCTGCCGCCGCCGTCAAGCCAGTCGAGGTAGGTGATTAGTTTTTTGCGTCGTCGTCCTTGGCCGCGCGAGGATCGTGCTTGAAGTTCGCCTTGTTGTTCGCGAACTCTGCCAGAGCCTTGAAGAAACTGTCGTCGTCCTCTTCTGTATCGTAGAGAAGGGCCATCGCGTTCTCGCGGGTGAACGGAACTTCCTTGCCGTCTTCATCCTTCACGCCAGACCAGCCATGTAGGCAGGTGCTGATGAAGGTGTAAACGCCGCGCTCGTCTGCGCTCTCGATTGCATCGAGGGCTTCCTTGTTCTCGCGACCAAAACGCTCAAGGCCGACACGAACGAACTTGCTGTCCAGATTGAACAGCGACAGGTTGAAGGTGCCGTAAGAATTGCCCTCGTCATCCTTGTAGGTGAAGGGGATGCCAGTCTTCGCGACTGCAACGTCATAGTTGGTAGGCTTACGGAACTTGATAGGCTTTGTCATAGATGTTGTCTCCTCTAAGATAACGCCCCTATTTAGCGAGACAGCATTCATGGGAATGGCGTGCCCTTGCGGACACGCCACCCTGTGAGAAGCCGTTAGGAGAGGAGACTTACAGCTTCTCGACAACTAGACCCGCGCGGGTCGTTTCATCGAAGTGCGCGGTGAAAGAGAGATTGATGAGCAGACCAGTATCGCCAAGCTCGTCAGTTGGGCTGGTGCAAACTGCTGCTGGCAGCGTGAAGCGGTAGCCCGAACCAGCGTGGGTGATCTCGAACTTGACCTCGACTGGTGTGCCGTTGATCAGAGCGTCAACAGCGAAGTCCTTGCGGAAACCCTTGAGGCTCAGAGTGGTTTCACGATTGCCGGTCTTGGCCATGCTGGTAGCAGCCTGCTTGCCGAACACGAGACGCAGATCGCGCGCAACACCGGTTGCGAACTCCAGTCCGGTATATTCCAGGCTCTGACCAGCGACAGTGATGTTCTTCACGTCGATGTAGTTGAAGCCGGTGCCGCCCGCCGCCGTGACGGCCAGTGGGTGATCTGCGTTTAGCTTGGTGCGCTTGGTGCCCATGACGTCGAAGGAGACGTTGACGCCTTCCTTAGCAGTCGCGTTGATCGACATCTTGGAGCAGGCGAGACCCGCATCCTGGTAGCCGAGGAAGCTGGTGCCAGCCACGCCGCCCTTGTCGGTCAGCTTGTTGATGAGGGAAAAGTAGACATCCTCTTCACCACCAAAGGCGATGCCGGTCGAACCGTCGAAGCGGCCCGCGATTGCGCTCTGCATGAGCAGGTCGATCGCTGGGCACTCGCGCAGGCGCATACCGAGAGAACCGGACGAGCTTTCGTGACCATTGGTAGGCGCAGCGGTTTCCAGGTGCGGACGCTGAGTGTTGTCCGCGATCTGGTTGATCGTGGAAGTGAGGGGAGCCTGACCGGCATCCACGGGAAGATCGTGACGCACGCCGGTAGTTGGCGTGACACCGAATTCTACTTCCTCGATGACCGAGTAGGCCATGCCGTTCTGATTGATGTAATTCGTCGCCATTTTTGCGGCCTCCAATTAGAATTGAACTGGAGCCGCTACTGTCTGCGCTCCTCCCCTATTTAGTGGGCGGCTACGTGTCTTAGTCGTAAGTCAGGCCTTCTTGCGAAGACTCTCGAACGCAAAACGAATAGTGTGTTGGTAGATTCCTTCTTTTTCATTGTCCGTCATGTTGCGAGACATGCGGCCGATCTGGATCGCGCCATCATCACTGCGCCAATCGCCGAACAGATTGTCGAAGCGTTCGATCAACTCGTCTCCACCGTTTGCGCCAAGAGCCTTGGGCACGAACACCTGGAGGTAGACGCCTCCAAGCTGTAGCCGCTCGGGATTGTCGCCAATGGTCGCGCGGTCGCGCTCGCCAAGAGACACAGAGAAGCGGCACCAGGGCTTTGTCTTGTCCACAATCGGAGCGGGCTTATTCAGCGTGAGCACCTGATTGGACTTGGTATCAAAGGCCGTCTTGAAGCGAGCAGTCAGCTGGGTTTCATCTAGATTCACTTGTTACCTCCAAAACGAGCAGCCGCTTCGACGGCGTTCTCGATCCAACCGTCAGGGGCTTGATCGGAATGGCCGCGCGCCAGTTCAGGGCCGTATGGGGTGGCGTTGCTCACTCGACCGGGCTGGCCAGACGCCGTTGGCGTTTCGATCTGCCAAGCACCACGAAACTCGCCGGTATCGACCGGGGAGCCCTCGATCAGCTTGCGCCCAACATCGAGGGTGATCTTCTGCGTGGTTTCCAGGACCTTTTGCTCTTGCAGCTTGGCGAACTTGGACCGGGCCGCAATCAGCTTGCTCATGTCGAACGAGATCATCAGGAGACCTCCGCGACGTAGAGCACCGGCTTGTTGGCCTCGTAGAAGGTGTTGACGTGGCCAACGGTGAACGTCTGGCCCGCGAACACGATGGTGTCGCCTCGCGTGGGTTTGGTCTGCATCTTGGCAACCGTGCGGAAGACCTCGCGGCCATCCTCGTCCAGCGTCTCTGCTGGGCCAAGGACCATGCGAACCGTGCGGGGCGCAGCCGACACAGGAACCATGCGGTCCAAGTCTGCATCATAGACAGTGCCCTGTCCCGTGACGGTGCCGTTAGCCCCAAAACGGACCAGCAAGCGTGCCTCAAGGGCAATCATGTTGTCGGCGAACGCCATTAGCGTTGCAGCCTCGAAAAGCGAACAGCGGTGCTCTGCGGGGCGGGAGCGAGGGGCGCGAGCATAGCGGTGATCTGCGGGAAGGGATCGCTCGTCGCGTTCAGATACTCAGTCTCCACGAGCGCACCCGTGCTGGACTGTTCCTTGAGGCGCTTTACGTCCTGGGTTGCGCGGAGTGCAGGGGCTTCGACCATTTCCAGCGCGAGCAGCGCGATAGCGTCGTTGAACACGAGCTGTTCGGTTGGCGTGAGCGTCGAGCGAACAGGGTAATAGGCGCGCTGGTAATCCATCGCCTTCGCGAGTGCCGCTTGCTGATTCGCAAGTGTGGATGGCCAGTCGTTCTGGCGTAGCTTGTGGAAAGCGGTTATGGTCTCAATGCTTAGGCTCATGCCAATACTTATGCTCATGGCGAACCCCGACTGTTGCCAGCCGGGGTCGTCATTAAGCCGAAGCTAGGTGTCCTTAGACAGCTGGCTTTGGATTGAGGATTACGAGTGGGACCTTCTTTGGGTCGGTCGCCAGCTTGTAAGCGTTGGCCTCGGCCAGGTCGGTGTGCGATGGACCACCCTTAGCGGCGAAGGTGCCGGTGAAGTCGAAGCCCATTGGGTGGATGATCTGCTTCCAGCGGAACCAGATGGTGTCCTGCCCCGAACCGTGACCTGCACTCGCATCGCTTTCAACTTCCACGCTCTTGCGCGCCTGAGGAGCGGACGAGTAGTGGAACAGGCCGTCGCCTAGACCGATGACACGATCACCAAAGCGGTCGTCAACAACCACCTTCAGCTTTGCGACAGTTGCAACGTCGGTGTCTGCGGTGCTGCGGGTAGTTTCCACGATGCCTGCCAGCTGGAGGTCCAGATAGCGTGCCGAGTTCATACCGATGGTCTTGATGACGCCAGCGTTGTCGCCCTTCGATGCCTGGAGCATCTTGAGGACCTGCTTGATGTCGAAGTCGCCGTCCATCGTCTGGATCAGCTTCTTGGTCTCGGTGTCGGTGGTCTTGGTGATGCCATCGAGGACTGCGAAGAACAGTGCGACTTCGTCGCTGTTCTTGTAGTTCGAGATGCGCGAGCTAAGTGCGGTCAGCGGGTCCACGCCAGTGAAATCCTGGACGAGGTTCATACCCGAAATACCCACGTTGCGGTGGTTGCGGACTGCGCTCCACAGCTTGGTGTCCATCTTCAGAGGAGTTGCACGGTCCGCGGGATCGTCGTTCGAGATGTTGCTCTCGACGTATTCGAGGTCGTTCCATGCCTGGACCTCAGTGCGGATGCCCGCACCGTCAGCGAGTGTGGCTGCGATTGCAGCGGAACTGGTCATAACACCAGCAGTGCGGAAGGGGTTGGTGCCTGCGTTGTAGGCTTCGTCAATTGCGCCCCAGACAGTGCTGGTAGGCAGCTTTGCGAAGTCCTCCAGCGTCAGAACATGATCGCGATCATATGCCATAATTCTTATATCTCCACTTGTGGACTAGCCGGTCCACAAGGGGAGCCGGGCGACGCTACTGTCGTCGCCCCCTATTTAGTCTGACGTTCCACTTGACTTTTCAGAGTTGGACTTTGAGGTTTGGCCGTCCAACCGCATCAGCAATCGCGTTAGCTTCTGCTGGGTCTGCCAACTGGATTTTCGCGAACTCGGTGAAGTTGAAGTTCTCCTTCGTCATGCGAGATGCCTTGGTGTTGTCGCTACCAGTCGCACCGCCACCATTGTGGTCTGCGGCAAGAATGTAGCGTTGTCCTTCCTTGGCGAAGAAAGTCTTGGCGTAGTCATTCAGAGCCTGACCGCCCACAGTTGGCTCGTCGCCGTCTGCATCTAGTTCCGTGAGGATGAGTGCGCGCACTGCGCGAGCATCGTCAGGGTTGACCTTGTTGGCGGTGATTACATTGGCGATAGCTGCGTCACGCTTATACTCGCGCAGGCTCTTGCCCGATGCGTCTGCCTGTTCCAGGGCAGTATTCAAGTCGCGCTCTGCCTTTTCGGCACGCTTCGTCATCTTCTCTAGTTCAGTGGAGTTTGCGGTAGTGGCTGCCTCGGTAGCTTCTTCCTTCTCGCGCTCTGCTTTTTCAGCACGAGCCTTTTCCAGCTTGAGAAGAGCGTGAAGTTCGTTGACTTTGTTCTTGAGGCCGGTCAGGTCCTCTTCATTGTTGGTTTCTCTCATAGCGTCCTTTCAGCCCTTGGCTTTCTGGGTTGCGGCCTTGCCGCGTTCTCAGTCTCGGCCTAGCTTCGACTGCTGACTACTTATCAGGAGTGAACATGAGAGGGATTGTCACGCTCGCCGCATTGGCCAGCGTTCTGACCGGTTGTGACAGCAAGCCGCAGATGTCACAGGCGGAAATCGACAAGTGGATGTCTGCGCCACCGCTCGATGAGAACGGTAACAGGGCGAAACCTGGTCCTTCTCGCGAGGAGGTTGCTAATCGAGGCCTCGACAAGGTGATCTACCCCAAGTGCGACAAGGCATTCGCAGGCGGTAAGATAACTTCGTGTGGAAAAAGAGCCTTCACCATAGCGATGAATGAGTGCCGAGGGCGCGCTACATCCTATGTTCCAGGAGGGGCGCTATTGGACGAGTATAGCGGCGATAGTTGGCAGGACGCTGCTGGCAAATCTGAGACATGGAATGACGATAAGCGGCTCAAAGTAATGGCGGTGAGCTTCAGCGATGTAAGCCTAACTCAATATGTCGCTGTAGCGATGGGCAATGGCACCAGCGACATACAGCATTTTTCTTGTCATCTTGATAAAGCCTTCCATCTGAAGGCTTTCGCTGGAGCCGGTGTGACGCACAAGCAGGTTTAGTTGAGCAGTGATTTATACCGGGTCCGTAGTTCATCAAGCGTGAGCACGGACCCGTCGGTCTTGATGAAGTCTTCCAACTTCAACTTGCCACTGCGCCACATCTGAGCACGGGTTGGACCCAGAATCTGATCCTGAAATCCTTCCCCTTTGCGCTTGAGGAAGTCCGCAAACGTGGTGTCGGCGGCGACCTGTCCGTCCATGCTCGCGCGAGTGCCCTTGGGCAGTTCTTTGGCATCGACGCCTAGTTCGTTGAACGACTTGGTGACGGGAACGCTGACGCTGCGGCAGCGAATGTGACGCGGAGGGATTGGACCTTCGCCAATGGGGAAGAACTGACCCGATAGGCCCGCGCATGTGATCGTCGTGCGCCCGTCGAGCGTGGCGAGGAATTGCCAGCCCTTTACGATGTGGGCGTTGGCTTTCCAGGTGTCCTGAGCCGCTACGTTGGAGACGTGGCTAACAGCGGTGCGAACCATGGATTGCGCGGAGCGGCGGCTAACGTCCATGATGCCGTCTCGGTAGCCCATTGCCTTGGTGCCACGGATGCGGGCGACGATCTGGTCTGTGCTTTCGCTGGCGACCATGCCCAGGCGGATTTGCTGCTCCACACGCTGGATGCGTCCGGCGCTCATGCCCTCTACCCACGACGACAAGAGGGAGCCCTGGATTGGCGTCTCGGTCACGATGGCTTTGAGGCGCGTTGCAGAAGGGAGGCCGGTGCCGAGTTCGACGCCGAGCGCGGTGTCGATCGACGCCTTTTGGAAGCCCGCTTCGGCCGCGCTGAACTGGTGCAGCTCGTCCGTGAGGGCGGCTTCCACATCTGTGTAGACTGCGCTGTTGATGGCCTTCAATTCGGCCAGCAGGGTTTGCAGCCGTTTGGTCGTCGCGGGTCCGGTGTCGAAGCCACGCTCCTTGATCGCCACCAAGCGAGCAGCCAGCTTTTCCAGCAGGTCTTTGTCCGCGTTGTTGAGGAGCCGAACGATCTTGTCGCTCAGCCCCTTGGCATAGCCGTTGATCGCGAGCGCGTGACGGATCGCGCGATCCTGTAGTTCCTCGTTGACGCTGGGCATGGCTTACAGTGCCAGCGTTGGACGATCCGCCGTCTCTGCCTTGGCGCGCTCGGCCTCCACCACTGGATCAACGAGGGACGAGATGATCTCGCCGTCGCGAAGGGTGTAGAGGTAGGTTTCGTGCGTGATCGCGCCGTTGAGCCAATCGTCGCGCAATTCCTTGTGCTCCGAGGGCAGCATACCGGCGGGCTGGAAGTCGGAGTTGAGGGCGAAGGTCAGCGGAGCGTCATCTACCCAACGCGCCCAGGACTGGAGCGCCTTTTCCAAGCTGGCACTTGCCTGATCCGCGAAGCCAGCAAGCGTGGCGTTCTCGGCTACACGGCGCAACAGGATCGCTTCTGGTGCCTCGGGTGCGGCCTTCTCGGGTGCAAGGATGGAGTGGCCAAGCGTCGAAAGGTCCGTCTTGATGTTCTCTAGCTGTTTAATGAGCAGTTCGGAGTTCTTGGGATCGAAGGTGAACCAGTCAACATCGACGTTCTGCTTGCTCTCCTTGATTTCGATGATGCCGTTGGGGCCAAAGTCCCACATGGGATCAATCTCGTTGCCGTTGTCGTCTTTCTCGCGCGTAAAGCCCACGATCTTGATAAGCGGGCCGCTGGTCATCCAGGTCATGTTCGCCAGCTGACCACTCAGGCGGTAATGCTGGAGGTTGAGATCAACCGTGCTCTCGATCATGCTTGGCGTGGGGCAAGTGCCTCCTTCGCTGGTGTCGAGAACGAACGGGATTTCGGTCAGAGGCTGATTGTTGATGGTGGGCACATGGCGGGTGAAACGGTCGTTGGAAAACTGTCTGTTGCCATCCACGGTGTAGATGCGCTGCTCGTAGAAGCCGTCATCGTTGATGAGCAGCTGGCGCACGCGCTTGCCACCATCCTCCAAGAGGCGAACATGGACTAGCTGGTGGTTGAGGCCAACTGGTCCCTCGGTGACTTCCAGGATGCTCTCACCGCTGTAGAGTGCGACACGAGGACGGTAGCCCTTGCGATCGGCATTGTCGGCGTTGAGGCCCGTGAAGCCTTCCTTGCCGGGGTGATCGGGCAGTAGGCCGGTGAAGTTCGTGGTCAGCTTTTCGCGCACAAAGGTCTTGGCCAGTTCGGTCAGACTGTGATTGCGAGGGGTGATGGACTTGCTGAGCAACTGAGCGCGGGCGCTGCTCGTGGAAAGCTGCGCGGGCTTGCGAAAAATCAAACCCTGGATGCCGAGCGCGATCTTGCTGGTCGCCGGATAGAGTGGCGTGTTGTCGAGGTGACGCTTGTAGTGCAGAGGGCCATCATCGACTCGCATCTTAGGCAAGTAGAGTTCACCGCATAGCTTTACGGCATCCTCGCCAGCAATAAAGGTGCGGTTCTTCCTCCAACGTGCGTGCCACTTGGCAATCTCGGGAGTAGGCTGATTGATCGGCAGGGTAGTATCCATGCCAATACTTATCGGCGGCGACCACTTGCTCTTGCTTGGACTGCACCCGGCACTACCACGTTCTCGGCACCCAGATTCATCAACTCCCACACACCCCAGACAAGAGCGTCCATGCGATCGGGAGACTTGCTTACGCCGGCCATGCCGAAGTCGCACATCTGCTCCTCCAACTCGGGCATCTTGCCCACGTGGTGGACCTTGCCCTGTTCATAGAGAGCGGACACTGGCTCCGCTCGAACGTCTTTGCCGCGCGTGGCGTGAACGAGCCTGATGGGGAGCGCGTTGTGGGAGGTGCGAAGGGTCTGTTCGACCATGAGGCCGCCCTGATTCTTCTCTGCTACCACGCGGTCGGCTTTCCACATTTTGAACAGGTATGCGGTTCGATCCGCCCACTCGTTGGGAGTGCCCTTCATGGTGCTGTCTTCCAAAACGTAGCAGTGACCATCGGAGCCCAGCCCCACGACACAGATGCCCGTTTCGTCGCTGTTCTTGTTGTTGGTGGTCGAGGGATCGAGCGCCACCACAATGCGCTTGAGGTCGGGACAAGCTGCACGGCGCTCATCGCGGGTTGCGCCATCTTTAACGGGAACGCGACGACTGGGATCGTTGAACATCCAGTCCTTGAACAGCGCGCCTGGATTGTCGTTGGCCCAACTGCCCTCGATGTAGCGTTTGCGATCTGCCGCGCTCATTGTGGACGCCATGGTGCGAAGGTAATCGTCGCCCAAGTGCGCCAAGTTGTTCTCGGGCGACATTTTGCACGCAACCCACTCATCGTGATTGTCCAGCGAGTTACCATCAATGGGGTTCACACCCAGGATGAACGCCTGATAGTCATAATCCTTCTTGGATCGAGGATTGCAGTCTAGGTAAGCCTTGTTTTTGAGAACGCGTCCATCGATCGTCTCGCTGACATAGCGAAGTCGGCCAGTGAGCAAGCTGACATGCTTGTAGGTGAACTCATTGCATTCGTTGAGCCAGACCGTGTTGTATTCGTCACCAAGCACCTTGGTCAGGCGGTTTTCGTCCAAGCCGTCAAAGAAGAGCCATGAGCCGTTGGGTAGTTGCAGGCTCAAGTCTGACAGACTGACTTGGCAGCGATCCCACAGGCCGGGGAACACCTTGGACATGACCTCGCGAAGTGTCTTGTCGAAAAGGGTCTTTTCGCAGGAGTTGCGGGTCAGGCGGAAGATACCGTGGCGTGAACCAGGCGCAGCCATGGCACGCAGGAGGATCACACTCATAATGAAGAAGCTCTTCCCCGAACCACCACCTCCATAGAACAGATGGAACTTGTGGTAGTCGTCCTGAGCAAACCCATAGGCGGCTTGCTGGTCTCTGTTGAGTTGAAGTTGTGGCTTTATTCCCGTGGCTGGCTTTTTTGTCTCCATCGGCTACTTAGCGGATGACAAGTTATTTCAACGACGCTAGTTGGTCTCATCCTCTACAAGGGAGGACAACATGAGCGCACTACCGGCACTGGCACTATTGCAGGCAGCACCTCAGGCGGCTGAACAGCCACTTGTGTGGGATTGCATACGAGTGGGCATGACGGATAAGGTCGCGGAAGCGGCTTGCGGCAAAAAGCACTATGGCGATGTGCGCTTTCACTACACCGCTACAGTTTCTTACGAGAACAAGGGCAAGACGGTTAGCAGTCTGACGCTGCGGAGTTTCTACACCACCGGGGCAACAATGGTTGCGGGGCTGGAACAGCGGTTTGGCAAGGCCACCACAGTTCAGCGGGTGGACCGCGATATGCTGGAGGGTGTGGGCCTCGGTAGCATCGTGACGGATGGGCAGCTTTTTACGTGGCGCTTGCCCTACATGACGGTTGAATACCTACAGCCGGGCAACGGCAAGAGCGGGCAGGTGCGCTACACAGTTGTGGACACGACCCGGAGCGACTTGGTGTTCTGATATGGTTGGGCGATAAGGCAGGCATGAGCGAGACGGTGGAATTGCAGCCAGGCACGCTGGAGCGCCTGAGCGAGATTGACGAGTGGCTGAAGAAGTTCACGAAGAACCCAATCAGGGTGATGATGGGTCAACGCCCTCGTGTCATCGAGGTAGGTCGCTATAACGTGGCTGGGCAGGACACGATCTTCGATGGCGATGCGAAGCCGATCGGTGGCGGGGCCACGCTGCGCTTCATCTTCGACGAACCTCGCGAGGCCACGCTCTTCAAGCTCACGTGGCGCTGACTGGTTTTTGAGGGTGGAGGAGAAAATCTCGCGGGGGCGGTGGTTTTCTAGAAAGTAGAATCTAGCGGTTATGCGACGGCCAAAACCGGAACATCCGGGGTCATAACATCTGGCGCGATGAAGACCCGCTGGACGAGGAAGAGAGTTAGTCGAGGTTCACGCTGCTGTCGTCCCTCTTCTCTTCCTTCTTCTTCGCCTCCTCGACTTTGAACATCTGCTTGGCCTTTTTGATTGTTTTCTCGTGGCGGGCGGGACCATTGTAGAGCTTTTCCAGCAAACCCTCGATCACACTCATACCCGCAACCAGTTCCTTCGCGTTCATGCCCTTGGCTTCGTGCGCGCCGTCATTCCCGCGTTTGCGGATGCTATGCAGGATGTTCTTCTGATCGTCGTCAATCAGCCCCTGAGCGTGGAGGTCGTTGATCTTCTTGAACAGCGTGTCCCCCTTGCACTTCGCATCGTTAACGATGAACTCGACTGCAAGGCGCAGACCGATGGAAGCAAGGATCATCTTTGATCCCGCGAGCGCATACAGCATCTCGCCCAAGATCGTGTCGAGTTCCATCGGAGTGGACTCGGTGTTGAAGTTGAAGTGGGCCGAGACTGGTGCGGGGTATTGGACGGACACCTCCGGATTGTAAGGCTCGCCGTCCTCATCATATTCTTGCTCGTAGCTGTCCCATGAGGTCGTCTCGTAGGACACGTTATCGCATCCACCGCACCGAAAAATGGAATACCGGGCACCACCACCGTCATGATTGTAGGGGTCGTCCCAGGAACTGACGCAACGCCCCTCCAGGTTGTGGATGGTGCGCCGCTTGCAGACTGAGCAGTGTAACATCTTGCGCTCGGTGGTGTCATGTTTGCGTTCAAAACTGTCGAGCATGGTTCCCTCCCGCGCTCATTTGTGAACGGTAATCGGCTGGTTGGAAAGGACAATGGCGGAGTGCCTAAATCACGAAGGGTAGAAACAGCTACGCGTCTCGTCAGCGACTTCAATCCCTGCCATGGTATTAGCTATACTTGCAGGTTGATCCGACGCTGTAACCGAACGTCACGCCGCCGATATGCTCGGGTGCCATTGCCGACGCCACGGAGGCTGGCGCATCGGCCACGCATTGGAACCAGTCGGGCTCACTGTTATCGAAATCATCCCCAGCGATCCCGTGTTTGATCCGAATGGCGGCCGTCCAAATCTCCTGAGCCTTGGCTGTCGGATCACCAATCGCCCCGGTGTATAGGGTTTCCACGAACCCGCCCACGTGAGCTCCTGGGACGAAGATGTCGATCGAGGGATCATAGGCGTTGCCACAATAGCTTACGCAGTCAGCGACGAGGCTTCCTCCAGCCGCCACCTCTCGGAACGTAGTGCGCTCGGTCAATGTCTTTCCATCGACTTCGGGATGGCAACGAACTGACACGTCCGTGGTCACATAATCGACCTTGCCATCTTTGATGCCATAATAAACCCGGCATCCTGCGATCTGGTATTCCAAACTGGTCGCCGACTTCTCGCGAGCCGGTCCCAATTTGCTCTCCACAAACGCTGGGTTGAGGCCGAGCATGTCTTGGCTTGTAGCCCAAGTATAGCCTCCTTCCGCCGTGGAGGTCGGTGCTTCGAGGGGAACATCAGCTGTTGCTTCGACCACGTTATCGGCAGGCGTGACTGCATCCTCACGAGCGGCAGTCACATTGGCGATGTCGGCACTGTTTTGCTTTGACACGGAAAACAAGACCGTGGCGAGTAGGAGAACCACGAAGGCAGCGCCAGCCAGAAGCAACCAAGTCGAGGTGGATCGCCGTGGTTCGTCGACATCAAGTAGACGGGCCTTCTGCTGCTCGAATTCGGCCTCGGTAAGCGCGCCCTGATCACGAAGACGGGTTAGCTGTTCTAGACGGTCCAAATCCGGCAAATGTCATCCCCCGCTGATTGACAGAATAGGTATTCAGATCGCTGGTTTTTGAACAGTAGAAAATAAGCCCACGTGGGCGGCCCAACCGCCCACCCGCTTAGGAGCCAATCCTTAAACTCCCATTTTGAGTTCGAGCTTGATCGCGTCGGCGGGCATCCCCGTCAGGGCGGCGATTTTCTCGCGAGCGAAGGCCAGAACGTCCGCGACGGTGTTGAGCGTGGGACCAGCCTCGATCGCAACTTCCTCCTCGGGTTCGGGTGCGGCTTCCTCGGCCATCTGCTTGGTGTCCGCTTCTACTCCCGCACCGGCTTCCAGCTCGTCGATGGTAAAGTGCGCGATGGCTGGGTAATCGACGGCAAGGCTATGTCCGACCTGGCTGACAATGTCGTTGTCGCCTTTGTCGATCATCACCCACATTCCGAAGTCCTCGCGAACCGTGTGGCCGTTGGCGATGCGAGCGGCATAGGAGGCGTCGAACCGCTTCCGCACTTCCTCGCCAGGAAAGAGATAGACATCGACGGCCTGCGGATCGCCAGGGTCAGTGACTGCGCTGACGAGAACAAGATCGGCTGTGTCGAGCGTCTTCCACTTCTTGCCGCCGTCGAGCGGCGGGAACGCAATGTAGCGGTCACGGGTGGTGCGGACGCTGGCGATCTGAGTCTTGCCGCTCTTGGTCATCTCGTAGGTATTCGAAAGGCCGCGACCCGGTTGGCGCTTCATCGTGTAACCAGCTTGCTTAGCGCCCTCTAGTGCCGCGCTGACCATGAGCCGCCACGAAGCGGTTTCGCCCATTTCCTTCAAACGGTTTGCCATAACAAATTCCTATCTGTCCCTGTTGCTGGAACCGAATGGTTCCAGCGCCAGACCGATTCGGCGGCTGGTGAGGATTAGATGGACCGATTCAAACGGTTTGACAATACCGTTTGATACGATTTGCGTCATCCCCTCAATGGCGCTCAAACCGTTTGCCATACCGTTTGGCTGAATTCTGGCGGACGGAGCAGAAAATCGCCGCGCTTTGGTGGTTTCTGAGAGGGTGAAAATACCTGGCCGGGGAAAGTCCGCCCCCACCCGACCTGGAGGGGTATACACCCTGGTCTAGGTCAGGCTGACGCGCGGTGGACCGTCATTCGGCTGCATCCCAGGGCTTTCGCGACCGCACCCGGCCTCATGCCCTCAGATAGCAAGCGACGCACCTCTAAGGGGTCAATGCGGGTCTTCCCGCCCTTGTAGCGCCCCTGGGCTTTCGCGGCTGCGATGCCCTCTCGTTGACGCTCTCTCCGCAAGTCCGTCTCGAACTCTGCCACACTCGCGAGGACACCGATGAGCAGCTTGCCCATGCTGGTCGTCGTGTCGATGCCTGCCTGCTCCGTGCAGCGGAAGCCCACACCCTTGTCCCTGAGCATCGCTACCATGTTGTGCAGGTCGTGCTGGGATCGTGCGAAGCGGTCGAGGCGCGTGACCACAAGTGTGTCACCCTCCCGCACAAACTCCAGCGCGGCTTGTAACTGCTCACGCTGGGCGGTGGAGCCGCTTTGCTTCTCCGCGAACACCTTCTCGCATCCAGCGGCTTTCAATGCGTCCAGCTGAACATCCAGGCTCTGGTCTGTAGTGGACACTCGGGCATAGCCGACGATCATGTAACATCTCCTCTAGACCCTCATGCTCTGTTGTCACATGAGCGTAAGAGCAAGCCTGATGTTACGTCTCTGATGTAACAGGTGAGGATCACAGCACGGTAATCCCTGTTGTTACCTAGGGGCATCTGTGTGGGTCTATTGTGCTAGGGGTTATCAGGTATGCTGCTAGGGCTTCTTGACCCTACAGGCGCCCTCTACGGGGCTGCTGTAGGGCATCTGCTGTAGAGGTAGGAAGAGCACCAAGCCCTGCCAGGCTCAGTGCTCCAAATGTCAAACCAACTGTTTCACAACCAAGAAAGGCTGTGCGTCTACTTATTCGTCCTCGTCGGGCTTAATGTCTATAACTTCCTGGGGCTTACCGGGCAGCATCCAGCCTTCCAGAACAAACGGTTCCTGGATTGTGACCTCCACCTGTGTCTTGTCGCCAAAGTCCCTGCGGTTCGTCTTGCTCATAAACCAGCGGTTCTGACTGGCCAGTGCCTCGTCGCGTCGGAAGTCGCCAGTAGATAGGACACCACCCCTGAGGATGTTGTTATTGACACTGTGTCCGATCATGCTGAACGCTTCCCATGCACCGCGCATGTCCTCTTTCAGCTGGGGGTCTTCCCTGATCCACTGGTAGACAGTCTGAACGCTAGGCATTTCTGGATCAGCGCAGACTTCGATCAAGTCGCCGTATGTGGCAACCGTTTCCAGGATGGTGATCCACCTCTCGAGAGTGAACTTGGTAGGTTGTCCAGGTTTGCGCTTGATCACGTCCTGAACCGTGCTCTGTAGCTCTTTTGCACCCGTGGCAATTTCCTTCTGCACGACTGCGGCAGTCTGTGCTCGCTTACTGCGGGGCTTTGTCTGTGTTTCTGGAGTTTTGTCAGCCATGCGTCTATTTACGTTCAAGAGATCACGGCATTCGGACCGTATCGGACCAGGGGCATCGCAAGCGTGGCAATCACAGACGTTTTCTTCCGCCGTTATCGTGGTGTTGAGCTTGCCGAATGTGTGACCGCCGATGAGCGTCGCTTCTTCCATCAAGCCAATAAGCTAATGGGTGATAGGCTCTGGCTTGGTGCGCCAGAGATCGAAAAAGAGGCCAGCGAAAGCACGCAAAAGGGTCTCACCATTGTGCATGATCGCATCGCTTTGGAGTTAGGTGTAGATTATCTCTCGGACCTTTGGTGGTATTACAATAAGAACCCGCAAAAGAATTCTATCACACAGATTGTTCGCAACTTCATGACTATGGACATGAAGCCGCCAGTTACCGCCGATCAATACATTAAAGAGCGGCTATCTGTAGTAGAGCTGGCTCTTCGTATTCGTGGGGAGCAAGTTCAGCAGATACAACTCGATCACCCGCGTAAATTGGCGGAGGCGCAACTCAGAGACAAGCAGCTGGAAACGCGGCCCGGTATGCGGGTGCCAGGTTTCGCGGTTGTGGGTTGCAAGGCTGCTCACGACAAAGCGGTCAATGGCTATTCGGCGCTCGTGGAGGAGATAAACGAACGTCTTCGCATTGAGGGCTTCGACCTCGTTTACTCCAATGGCCTTCTCCACATGGCCAACGACGAACTATCACAGGATGTCGTGGCGAAGCCGTTCTGGAATGTCGTGGCCCAGCCGATGTGGGCGAATGTCGAGGAACAGATGAAGGAGGCTCTTGATAGGCGGGACAAGCGGGATCGCACCTCTGCATTCCATGCGGTTTGCGCTCTGGAAAGCTGCATGAAGATCGTCTTCAACAGGATCGTTCCCGATGCGCCCAAGACGCCTTATGGACATGGGCTGGTGGATCAGCTGGCCAAGGACGAACGCTTTCTGGCCAAGTGGGAAGCGGACATGCTCAAGTCGATGTTCTCGGACGTCCGCAATCCGTTCGCCCATGGACCGGGTAAGGGCGACATGCCCGAGTTTTCTCCCGAGCAAACTCAGTGGGCCATCGACACGTCTATGAGTTGGATCAAGTCACTCGTGCGAAGGCTCTAAGCCTTGTTCCCACGTTTGTGGAGGCGGAATAGCTGCCGCATCGCTGATCCCTTGGCGTGCAGGTTCAACTGCTGGCCAATCTGATCTACCTCGCAACCCAGGGCGATCATGCGGAGGCCCGCCGTCGCCCGTTCTGGATCGAGTAGGTTGTCGGGTTGCTCGGGTGTCGCGATGTCGAGGAGGAAGGCCCAATGCGAGGGCCACGTTTCAGCTTGAAGGGCTCGGGCCTGTGCGAGCGTGAGGATGAGGCGAGGCATGCGTCTATTTAAGGCTCTGCTAACCAGGGCTTTGGCAGGAGGGCCGCATGACCAAGATGCGCTTTTCCTTTGATGTCGATCTCTCTGAGGTGTTCCCCGATCTCACGGATGCGGAAGCAGACATCGCGGTTCAGCGCGTGCTCCTCGGTGGTGCCAACGCTCGCCATAAAGGCCTGCTACGTAAAGTCCGCACGGACGAGAGCCTGAGCAAAGAGGACAAGAGCGAAGCCATGGCCACCCATGTCCGTGGCATGATGCTGGCACGAATGGCGCATTGTAACTGGAAGGCTGAACCTCTGTCCGATAGCGCACCGATCAACATGGAGATCGATTACTCACGGCCATTTTAGATGGTGATCTAAGTCAGAGCAGTGAACCCTGGTGCTGAGTGTTCTCCTTGTTTGCCTTTTTGAAAGTCAGTGACGGATCGATCAGAGGGATTTCCGGCTTCTTGCCGTTGAAAAGATCGGCAACTGTCAATATCTGAAGGCGTGGATAAGTTCGTCCAAAGCCATCGGTAAACCGCCCAACGGCCGCCGCTTCCTTGATCATCACGCTGGTAGGAGGAGCGGCAGTTATGAATACTCCGATCGGAGACTTCTCGCGTTCCATCGCGGAGTGCAGGTCGCGGATCATCGCCACGCTGACGTTGAGACCGCCCTTAACGGACACGATGGCTTTCTCGGTCTTCTTCCCGTCTGGTTTGAAGTAGATCAGGCCATCGATTCCTCCGTCGGCCCCCTTCTTCTTGCCGCCAAAAGGCATGGCGTCGACCATGGAGACCGCCCACCACTGAAACTGATATTTGTCACGATGAGCAAGGTCCAACGCCGAGGCGAGGTCCTTAGGCGTTCCTTCAACTGTGAAGCTGGCACCAGGAAAAGCGTCCTTCATCCGCTTCTCGATGAGCGAAATGGCCAGGTGTGTGATATCGATACCGATCCACTCACGGCCCATTTTTTGCGCGGCGTGGACAGCAGTGCCGCAACCGCAGAATGGGTCGAGCACCACGCCGTCAGCCGGACACGAGGCAGAGATTATCCGCTCCAACAACGCCAGTGGCTTCTGCGTGGGATAGCCCAATCGTTCTTGAGCCTGTGAGTTTATGGGCGGGATATCATCCCACAGAGTATCGACTGTCTCGCCAGACAATTCGTCAAAAAACCGCTTACGTTGAAGTCGCTTGGTTTTGTCTTGTGGAAAATGGACGCGCCCCTCAGCTTCCATGCGCTCCATTGTTTCTCTCGATACTGCCCAGCCTTTCTCGGGCGGCTGATAGCCCTTATACTCATACCGGAGGTTCGGTCGCAGAGACGGGCTCGTGAGATTGTCGAGCCGGTATCGCCGTCCCGCCTCATCGTAATGAGTGAACTTGCTGTCGATGTAATCCTGACTGTTAGCACGATATTGACGCACGAACGGCGTCTTGCGGGATTTGGCATAGAAGAGGATGACGTCGTGGCTGACACCAAACCGGACTGCTTCGTTGCTGGTTTCGCCTCGGCCTGCCTTCCTTTTCCAGATGATCTCGTTCCGGAAGTTCTCAGCGCCAAGAATGCTGTCAAGAAGCAGCTTAAGATAATGAGACGCCGTGGGGTCACAGTGAAGGTAGATGCTGCCAGTCGGCTTTAGCACACGATGCAACTCTAGCAGCCGAACTGCCATCATCGTGAGATAGGCCATCATATCATTTTCGCCCAGGAACGATCGCATTGCGTTCAGAAGGTCGAATGCCTTAGTGTTGCCGCTACCAGCGACTTGGTCGAATGCTTCCTCAGCGTGGTCATTCCAGTGCCAAGTATCTTCGAACGCTTCGATTTGTGCGTCAGACGACAAACCAGCCGGCGACTTAAACAGGATGTTGTAATTAGCGTTCGAGTTGAACGGCGGGTCCAGATAGACCAGATCGACGCTCTCATCCTTGATATGCTCGCGCAGCACATCGAGGTTGTCGCCGTAGAAAAGCCGCTTGCTCATTCCAACCCCTACACCGAACCTCGGGCTCTCACCTAAGGAGGACGGTAGCGGACGAGCGATGGCGCAGTCCATAGGCGTTAGCTGACGGCTCGATCTTCCCACTGGTCGAGCCGCACCAGCCAGCAATCCACAACCGTGTAGTCATTGAGGTTGTCGAGCAGCTTGCCCCCGATTTGGAGTAGCAGGTCCAACTCTGCGTCTCGTGGCGCAATGGGGGTGGCGACCTTTAGCGCCTCACCGACAAGTGCCAGTCGGTCGTGATCCGGAGTGCGAGTAGGAAACGCGATTACCTGTGCCGTCATATAGTCTTCCCGTTCGTTTCTATCGGTAGAATCGCTGTATATTCGCGCGTTGGTCTCTCCTAACGCTAACACTGGCGGTCGGCGATTCTCCAGAAAAGAACGAAATCAAGAACCAAAAAGGCTTTGTCCTTTGATTCAGGCGACGCTTTACAATCGATAGCCAGGGCGCTGTTGCTGCTGGCCTTGATCGGAAAGACACAACTATGTCGAAGTTCAATCCCGCGCTGCTCGTTCCCGCTGCTGCTGCCGTGACGAGCGCAGCCCGTTCGGCCAAGGAGGTCGCACTCGCGAACATCGCAAAGCAGAAGCACTTGTTCCTGAACCCCGAGGAGGAGGGCAAGCGCACGTTCAAGCTGAGCGAGGACGGCAAGCAGGTCGTGTTCACCCTGCGCGTCAGCAACACGCCCTTGGTGCTCGGCCAGTATGACGTGGATGGCGTGAAGTCCGACGTGCGGGAGATGATGGTGCCCAAGCCGAACTTCGCGGACGCACTCGACTACTTCAAGGACAGGGTAGAGGCCGGGGAGTTTGACGCCCAGCTGGCCACGCTCAACGACAAGAAGACCGCTCGCACGGAAAAGCTGCGGACCACTCGGGCGAGCAAGAAGGCCGGTGAACCAGCAAATTAA